AGTAAGTGGGGTGGCGAATGGCAGAGTTTATGCTGCCGGAGTCGAGCGAGAAGCAACAGCGCCGCTCGAGCTCTGGGCGGGTGCCGAAGGCTTATGCCTAGCATTAGCCGAAGTCAAGGGGCAATTCGGGCAGAGCTATCCTGGCAGCCGGGCAAGGCTTTTAAAATATGCCTGTTTTTGTTGGTACTCTTGACAATCCGATTGAGTTTAAGAGAAAGGAGGCACTCTTTCGGAGAACTGTTAATACTGCTCACAGCTTATTCTGTAGTTGTGGTGATCCTGTGCAACACTTGCTGGGATGGCGTACTACTCCTACCGGAGGAATTGGAGAAGACCTTTCCCCAGGAGGGGAGGCTACTGGACTAGGAGGCTCTGGACAAGAGCCTACCACCGGAGAAGACGCGGCTACTATAGAACCTACCGGAGACGCTGGAGACCGGTAAGGAGAAAACGAAACTACCATCCTCGAAAACACTGGGTGCCAGTTCCACAATGGAATCCCAGTAATAAGAGATGGTGTACAATAAGAGGATACATGCCACTGCTTTTCTGTGTCGGAGCACCGGCAGGATGTGCAGTTTTTAACTATCCACAAAAAACTGTATCGGACTGGAAGGGTGGCGGAGTACACAGCAGCGTGTTCTCGCTCGCTGACCTCTACCAAGAAGAAACAGAGTGGCGATGCCGCTGGTCGGGTTCAAATCAAGGATTTAACCTGTGTAGATACTATGGAGGGACACTGTGTTTATGGCCGAATGCAACCTATAGCTACATATTCTGGTACAGTGTAAATGATCCAGAACCAGACAACCTTCCGCTCAGAGTCTGTCACCCAAGTCAGATGTTAGTGCAGCCGCGGCACATAGTTGTTACCAGAGCCAGTATGCACAGAAATATGAAACCAATAAAAGTAAGAATACCTCCACCAGCAACGTTAGCTGGAAACTGGTACAGCATGAAAGACATGTGTCAAAAAACCTTATTTAAATGGAGAGTAAGTCTCATAGACATGGAACAAACATGGACTGGCTTTCCAGATGGACATGCACCAGTAAGTGCTCAAGTTTTTGCCTGTAGGCCAGGACAGGAAGCACTAACACAAACAGTCCTGTCCTATTATCCATGGTTAGATGATGGAAACAATGTAAACATCTCTGAACATACTATGGAATTTAACCAAACTAATTCAAGGCCTACAAAAACAGCAAATTATAATTGGCCAATAGAAGCCCAATTCAGAAAACTTCTCCTACCCTTCTACATGTGGGGCTTTGGATTTCCAACAGAATACTACATAGACAGTTACCAGTGGCATTTACCAGCACCACACTTGGACTCCCATAACAAAAATGTGATGTCCTTCATATTTCTGAGCATCAAAGCCGGAGCACACCAATGGAAAGGATTTGATACAACAAATGTTTATTATGTGCCATTCAGCACACTCCTAAAAATAGTGTGCAATGCACCCTGGGTTGAAAAAAGCATACAACAACCAGGAGTTAACGTGACCATGATGTACAAATTCTACTTTCAGTGGGGCGGCAAACCAGGATCAAAACTTCCACCAGTCACACCTTGCGACCCAAGCGCGGCAGATTACAAACCAATTATTGAACACCCGTACACCTACGACGCCGAGGTACCAGGGCCGGGGGACTATGACTCCGATGGAATTATACGAGAGGGAGCCCTTAGACGACTTACTAGATCTAATATCCCTACAGATGCAAGAAAGCTCTCCAGATCAGCTCTACACCAAAGCGCGATCGCAGCCTACAGAACAGAGCACGGGCCATCCTCAGGAGAGAGCGAGCAAGAAGAAGAAGACACGCCGTATCTCAGTTGCAGCTCCGAGGAGAGCCAGAAGGACACGCCGAGCAGCAGTGTCCGCCAGAGGCTACGGGAGAGACTGGGACGGATGGACCGACACCGACTCCACCGAATACTCCGACTATTGAAGTCTGGACACCGGATCCATACTTCAACACACCATTCTGGGAGAGAGAGGTCAAGTTCGATTTGAATTACGAAGAAGACAGTGACATAGATGACATAGACATGCTTGCTTTAGACACCTCCGCTGACTCCAGCTTATGCTGGAGTCAATCCCCCATCCAGCCACCCTTTACTGGCCAGTTGTGTAATGAATAAACCGCCAAAATTCGAAAATGTTACATAAGAGTCTGTCGTTTCTAACGGTCACCTTATCCTGATAACATATTCTAACCCTAACCACAGGCCAAAACCACAAAAGGGGCGGCACTAACTGGCGCGCAAGGGGAGGGGCGGGGCCCCTCCCCTTGAACCCCTCCCACTAGGGGCTCCGCCCCTAGAACCCCATTGGCTATATGCAAATTTGCGGTTACACCCTATAAA